GCTGCTTGTTGTTGTATGCGAGGCCAGTCATCGGGTTTACGTCCATTGACGTAGTCCCTTATTCGTCCGACCTCGCTCGTTGAAAATTTAGCCAACTCACCACCTCGGATGGACTTGGTAGCATCTTTGCTATCTCAGCGCCATCCTCGGCTGACAGTTGTTTGAAATCTATAGAAGGTGTTGCAGTGACCCATCGACGGAATGCTTCTTGCCAGTAATCCTCAAGTTGCGGGTCGCTACTCAGGAAAATAGGTGACATAGATTGCACGTCAAAGAACGTGGGTTTGGCTACCTCTATTGTCACTTCGCTTCCGTCAATTTCCATTATCACTCTCTTCGGTGTTGTCATCCAACTCACTCACTGTTTCGGTTGAAGCAGCCTCTTCTGAGGGGGCTTCTTGCTCAGCCTCATGTGGCTCGCTGGGAGCGACATGTTCGCCGAACGGGGCGTCTGAGACTTTACCAGCCTCAGGATTGAATACTTCTTCTTCCTCTTCAACAACGACAGCAATCTCGTTGCGAGGATGAAGCGCTATAGCATGTTTCATTGGCATGGCTATCACTCAGCAATGGAAAAGGGTGTCGGTGCTAATCACCTTGATGTTCTTGGGATGAATCATAATCTTGGAGTGCAGTAGCCCTTTGTCGTCAGGTACTGGGATTGGAGCGTCTGTAATTACGTAGTCGTCGCAGATGATACGCATCTGTTGTTGGCTACCTGTCGAGCCAGTCGACGGTTTTGTGAACACCATCTCGATAATGTTTCCAGTTGAGCCGCCTGTACCTGATACCTCACGATGCGTGCGGAGTTCGTGGAAAAGAAGTGAATCGCGTATGATAACGTCCATCTCCAGTTCAAACTCCTCTCGACCTTCACGAATAATCGACGCGTTGCGTGTGCCACCGTAGGGGACTTGTTTGAGCGAACGGTTGTTGCTATCAACTGATTCGGCTACAGGTGTTCCGCCCATGGTGTGGAATATCTCGACGCCCGTCTTACCACGCAACTCAAACGTCGAGATGAAGCCAATGTCTTGACCGAAGGCTGTGATTGTACCGTTGTAAAACATGAACGGCTTCTCAGAACCTGATGCTATGCCTGTTTCCTTTCGACCCGCTGCGTCAGTCGCCGTGTTTTGGAACAGGCGATGAGCACGGTACCTGTCACCGGGGTTCGATGACTCAAGCCGACCAGTGTCCGTGTAACACGATAGTGCATCGAAAATGCAACGATACTTCACCTCGGCATCGACGGTTGCGTTGAGTTCCCACTCAACAACTTTGCATCCACGGAATATACGCGTGAGTTGCTTGCTGTCCGTGCTTGAGCCGGGTGCGTTACTGTTTTCATTACTGTGTGAGCCAACGTCACGGTTGCGAATGCTGTGCTCAATACAGAACGAAGGGAGCGTGTCACCTGAGAACAAAAGGCGTCGAGTAGGATTTGTAATCGTACCATCGGAATTGACGTGTGGGCTACCAGTCAGTGTTGTACCGTTGAATCTGTAGGCAAAAATCGAATCTGTGTTGATGTGCTCAAATTGAAATGGGTCATCGACAAAAAGACGGACGCCACTGCTCAATGCTTCAATTGCAACAACGCGTCTAAATTCACTGGTTTCTGTTTCTTCAAAGTGTTCAGAATCAGATGCAAGCGTGGATGTCGATGCAGGCGGCCAAAATTTGTCGTCAGATGCACCAGTATCAGGAGCGTCGTAACCGATGACTGGTACGCGTGTCGTATCACGGATGAGGATGTAGTCACCAATTGCAACTGCGTGAGAACCACTACCCGTGTTAAAATCCACGCTGTTGACATCCACATACGTTTGACCTACCGTGACCTTCGTCCCTGCTTTAATTACACCTGCTTGTGAATAACTTGCAACGGATGTGTGTGCATCAATCGCTTCTCGCCCAAGGCTGTAATACAACCATCGAGGATTGTTGAGTGGCATCTCCAACTGAGCACCTTGGTGGAACACACGCCCTGTTTGTTGGATTGCAGCCTGACGCCCCAAGCCAATAACGTGGTGTCGGTGCATCGTAACCTTTGTGTCAGGTAGTTTCATGTGTGATGCAAGACCAATGAACTGGTCAATTTGTGAGAACTCACTTGACGACGCTGCACTATCGTTGTGAGCAAAGGTCGAACCACTAGCGAGTGTAGGCATACCTGTTGAGTGAATAAGCATAGCATCACCAGCAGCACTTACAATGCTAGTTGTAGTAAATCGTGGCACTACTTTCAATTTTGTAGCGTTGCTCTCAACGGTATGGTCAACAATTGTAAACACCTTATTTGTCATACCGTCAGAATAATGGTTGGTATAACCGCCTCCACCTGCTGTTTTGTGAAAACTAATCTTCTGACCAATGAGCATACCAACTGGGACTTTGAGAATAGCCTTGCCATTTTCAAATATGGTGCTATGGTTACTGTGTCCCGTTTCGGTAAACGTGATTGTATTGAAGTCAGGTGTGCTTGAACTGAATGTCGTGTCAAAGTGACAAGGCTCACCATGCTCAATGAAGATACCAGTCTCGTGCCCCATAAGGACTTCCGAGACGTCTCCTTTGTATGCCTGACTTACCATTGTATCACCTATGCTATTGACTCAGCGAGAGTCACGACTTCTATTTGAAACGTATGCCTGAAAAGGCGCTTGGTACGGTCGCTGAGGTCGGTACGTGTCTTGAACACCATGCGGTCGTAGTTGGTCGCATCGCCCTTGCGTGCAGCGTGGACGAGACGACGAATCTCGTTCTCAAGAAGTTGCAGGTGCGAACGGCTCTTGGCCGTGCGTACATCAACTGTGATGTTGACACGTGTTGTAACGAAGTTGTACAGCAAGTCAGGGACTTCTTCGTTGTGTGCTGTCTCGTACACGAGCACGAAGTCCGAACGCTGTAGGTCTTGACGCTTACCACGCTCAGGTGAGATTGTAGCAATGTCAGCGATGACAGGCTTGATGTTACCTGTGTTGGCTCGGTTCCAAGCCTCCAACTTTTCAATAACGACGTCGAGTGCTTCCTTCATGTTCATCACTCAAAGACAACTATCTCCTTGTATCTGTTCAAGATTGAGTTGGCTTCTTCTTTGAACATCTGAATCTTTTGTGCAAGCGGTACGTTCTGACTGCCCTCAGGGATGAGAACAGAACGGTCGTCAGCCATGAGCAGGTCGACAGCCACCATCTTTGTAGCAGCCTCTTCGATGGCCTTCTCCAAATATCGCTCGCCGTAAATGTAGGACACCTTGACAGCGTTGTGCTCAAAAAACGGGTATGAGTTGTTGAAGTAAATCATACCGATTTCGTAGTCAATCCACCAGTCTTTGAGACGGGCTTGGTCGCCGCCTGCGTCTGAAAACGCGCCGATGTCGGATTTGAATTGATGTTGAGTGATTGTATAGTTGGTTGCTTGAACAGGCTCAGTATTCATCCAGTGAACGTCAATCAACTGTGTTGAGTTCTTACTTGTATAACCAAATAACGCAGTTGTTTGTCCGTCAGCAACTGCAACTGCGACACCGTAGTCAGCAAAGGCGCTTGTGTCACCCGAAGCAACTGTCCATATCGCACCTGCACGAGCATACGTCATCGTTCCTGTAACAGCCGTCGTCTGACTGATTGAAATGCCTGTTGTAGCGTCTGTAGCAATTGTAGCGGATTCGCCACCTTTGGTTTGACGCATGCTTGTAATCTTCAATTTGCCGTTACCATAATCGGAATTGGCAGTTGCCAAAAATTCATTGTTGACGTTGACAGATTGCGTGCCACCTGCTACGGGCAACGTGAATGCTGCACCGTCAATATCGTGTTGCTTTGAACCTCCTTCTTGTGTTTCAGTTAGCGGTATAGCACTGCGATTCGTCCGGTCCTCTTTGTTAATAAGGTCGGCAAGACTTTGTGCTGTTGATACTTTGTCAAAGCGGTCATCCCAATTTGTAGTTCCCGTTCCTACAACCAATTGACCGAAGCCTCCGCCTCCGGGCGAAACGGCGATTCGTTTGCCACTCAATGCAGTGTAGTCAGCGATTTCAACACGTGCCTCAGCACTGCATATCTCACGGTAGTCGTCGCCCTGCCACAGTTCGATGCGAAGCATCTGTTGCACGTTGCGGAACAACAGTGGCGTGCTGCCGACGTAATCGACGTAGTATCGTCGACGGTAGGGCTTGTAGGTATCGAAGTTGATGTACTCAGCAATGACAAGGCTCGGTCGCCATGCGTTGTGTGTGACGTTGTCGATGCGGTCTTGTATCTCTTTGATACGTTGCTCGACGTGTGATTTTGTGACGCCTCGTGTCTTACCATTGGTAAAGGAGGCAGTGTTCTGAACATAGCCGTTGTCCGCTGTTTCATACAAGCCGGGGTTGATTGCTGACGAAAAGGCCAGTTTTACCCCACTTGCAGTCGATGTGATTGCAGTAATTGTCTGTTCGACGCCCATTGGGTCAGCATCACTGTAAATGAGTATGATGTCGCCAACTGAAAAGCCAGTGTTTCTGTAGTCAGCACCAGTGACAAAGACTGCGTTTGCTTCCGCACTCGCTGACATCAGGACGGCTTCTTGCGGTCCAATACCAAGCAAATCAGCGACTTTCTGTGCAGTCGTGTAAACGATTTCTTCGGGGTTGAGAGGGCGTGTTTCCGCTTCACCGGGTGAGAATACTACTGGCATGCGTCATCCCCTCATCTCCCACAGATAGTTCTCCGTCATAGACCTTGCCACCAAAGACGGTTTTGAACCGACTTCATGAGCACGTCTCCAATGTACATCGGGAATCCTGTTTGAATATCATCGTCCTCTTCGTCATCCTCCTTCTCAGGAACTTGCATACCAAATGAACCAAAGGGGTCACCAAATCGTCTTCTGTCACGTGCCCCTTGTTTCTGCGAATCCATCCAACTCGGTTTATCAGGAGTTTCGACTGGGGGTGCATCTGAATTGTCGAGTGTGTAATCTTCGCCCTGTGGAGCGTGTGGGAAGTCTTGTCGGACTTTACCTGTGTCAAGTCCTTGTCCGGGTTGTAGAACTGAAAGAGTCCCGTACGGAGCCGCTTCGCCTGCGAATCGAGTCTTGCTGTCTTCGACAGTCTGTCGAACTTGTTCGGTGACTTCATCGAGTGACATCCCTTGTTGAATTAAATCCCTGAATTGTTTTCGTGCGCCCACAACTTGTTGCTCACGCATTGCTCTCTCACCGTCGCTTTCACCCTCAGGTGTTTCTTCAAGCCCAAGTCGTGAGATGAGATTATTGAGGGCATTCTCCATTCGCATGTCCATACCATCTTCACCTTGTCGGGGTCGAACGACTGTAGGGTCTTTACTCATATCTCGACCTTGTCCGAACACACGCTCGGCAAGAATCTCAGGCGTCATGGCTGACATGTGACCTGTTGCTAATTCACGAGACATACGACGAATATCAGAATCATATTGTTGCCGTTGTTGGTCAATTTCAATCATACGTTGAATGTTTTCAGGGGTAGGATTACCAATCAATTGCTTTCGCTCTTGTTCCAAAGCCTCGTCTCGCTTCTGAGCAGCCTGCATCATTGCTTCAAGACCACGCTTCTTGTCGTCCATTTCAGCACTAATGTCAAGGTTCGCCATGCTTGGGCTACGGCCCAAATCAATGGACAGTCCTTCATTTTGCAAATGGCTCAACACGTTGCTGCTTAGATTCAACGGGTCGTTTTGATGAAGTTCAAACATTCGGTCAATCATTTCTTGCTGAGCACCTGCTCCTCGACCAACGTCAGCAGCGTCTTGTCCTAAGATTTTCTGTTGGAAGTCAGCCAATCCGACTCCACCCTTTCGTCCCTGTCCGCCGAATTGCATGTCACGAGCACCCGCTGATGCTCCACTTAACATTCGACCGAGATACTTCTCAAGACTCATGTGAGATTGCGGTCCGTGCTTTTCCATCTCGGCTTTTGCTTCCTGCATGCGTTGTGTATGAGGTTGAAGTTCATTCAACAATGCAAATCGCTTTTCGTCAAGAACTTGTGCAACTGCACCGAGGTTCTCAGGACTTACTTGACCCTTTGAGGCTCGTTCAAACAATTGTGCTTGTTGTGCTCGTTCATTCGCAAGCATAGTTCGGGCTTGTGTCTCGGCTTCAAGTTCATTCATACCTGCCTTCATCAACTCAGGAATCATTCCATCAACTGCGTTTTGGTCAAATCTGTCAAGTTCGACAAATGTCCCGTCATCATTAGCAGGGGCACGTAATCGAATTGATGATGCCTTCATGTCACCAAGATGGGGTTGCAATTCTTGACCCAGTTCCATAAGTAACCTTGGGTCTGCTCCTTCACCACGTGAAAATTGCAAAGAAAGATTGTGTAGTCTATCAACTTGCGGTTGTAATCGCTCAGCCATCTGTGATGCTTGCTGATGCTTTGCTTGTGCATCTTGCAACTTGCGTGGACTGCCGTAGAACAACGGGTGTCGACCTGTCGGGTCGTGTAGTATAGTTTCCTTGCCAAGACCACCAAATCCACTTTCTGTGCCCAGTTGTACAGTCTTTTTGCGACGTTCGTCTTCACCCTCACGAAGAGGCTGTAGGAACTCACCACGTGGAGCAGGGGCCTGTCCTCGTCCAAGAGACGGGCGTTGTGCTTGCTCGCCAATCTTTTCAGATTCTTGAGGGGCTTCCTTAGGTGCTGCTACACGCATTGGACTGCCGGGTGTCATGATTTCTTTTTCAGCGATTCGCCGAAGTCGACCTTCGTCCATCTCAGGATTACGTTCACGCAACTCTTCTATACGAGCCTGAATCGGCTTCTCAAGATGTTCTTCGTACTTTTGAGCCAAGTTTTCGGCTTCCCCTTGCCCCATACCCATGCTTAGCATGTGCTGGATTCGTTGTTGCATGTCTGTAGCCTTGCTACCTTGCATGAGACGCTTTAGTTGCTGTCTCAATGCATCCATGTTGGGGTCATCAGGAGCCTTGCGTATACCTATCCACATGTTCATTCCTCCGTTGTTCCTAAGTTAAAGTCCATCTTTGTTCCGCACGTTCGACAGTTGTCGACCCAACAGAAGTAAAGCATACCACACGATTTGCACCGTGTGCCTGAGCCGATGTTCAGAACGTCGCCTGCCTTACGGTTACGTATGCGTTGTTTGCTGACTACGCCCTCAAGAGGTTTCTCTTGATTGAAGACGCTACCTGCCCCGTAGGACTCGGCCAGTCGCACGCCACGCTTCTCAAGTCGCTCGATTTCGTCGAGTCCGAGTGTTGCTGCATCCATCGTATCACCCTCAGTTCGTGGTGACAATCAGAAAAATGTTTCCTAAGATAACGATGGGGTCAGCGCTTACAATCGTGTTTGAGCCGCCTGCTGCTGCGACAGCGGTCGTCAGGGTAGTCGACATTGTCGACGTGTCCTGAAAGTCCTTCGGTGCGTACGGTCCTAAGACTGTGGTCGTCTTCACCATGAGGGTTCACCTCACGAGCGTCGACCGATTGCCACAAAGGTACAGGCGCCACCTACGTTTAGTGTAGTGCCATTGATTCCTGATGTTGGAACTGGGGCTGCTGCACCGATGTTGTTTACCATAGCACCGTCGATTGATGCCAACAGACTGCTGAGGTCTATTGCTTCTGCACCGTCTGTACTGCCTGTGACTACCATGCGGTCTCCAAAGTATGTTGGTCGTGGGTCAATTGTTACTGCCATTATTGTTCATCTCCTGTTGTTTCTGTTTCTTCTGCCACTGGTTCTTCGGCCACGGGTTCTTCGACGACTGGCTCAGGGGCGGGAGGGTTGAGGATTAGGTCGACCATGCCCAGTAGTTTGGACTTGGTCGCATATCCGCCAACTGTTTCTCCACGTTCCTCAAGCCATGCAGTGATGTCCTTCTTAGTCCAACCTGAGTCGGGAATTCCATCGTTGCCTGCGTCGACTGTGATACCTGTGTCTCCGTCGATTCTCCACCACTTGTTGTTCATAAGACTACAACGGTTTGCATCGAGCCACTCTTGCGAAACTTCCATAGGAGTTCCACGAAGGGCATAGACTCGCTTCATACCGGGTACCCTACGTTCGTAGTAAGGACCGAGTGAGGTTATTGTAGGCAAGAAGAAACACCTCAAGCCACGATAGCCCACATGGTTGTTACAGTAGCCGTTGGTCCACCAACGACTGTAAAGGTCACGACACCGTTTGCAACTGTTGCTGTTACTGCATCAGCAGCATCCGCTGTGTCTCCAATAATTACTGCAATTACTTTGCTCGCATCTCCGCCAGCCGTCAAGGTGTCACCAGTTGTGATGGTTGTCAAAGTTCCAGTGACCAACTTGAGCCCCGCTGTTGCGTTCGTTGTGTTGGTGTTCTTCGCTTGGAAGCCGTCGAGAGCACCGGGGTAGGACCCTGCTGCTGCACCGCCGTCGAGCCATGCTGTGTCGTCAACCTGTGTACCTGCGTACAAATCCAGTTCAAAGGTGTTGGTAAAGATTGCCGTTTCTCCGCCTGCTATGTCTGCTGTTAATGTTACTGCCATATTTTTCATCTCCTGTGTTTGTTATCTCCATTATCCTCACTTCAAGTCTCGGATTGAACCGTGACCTCCAAAGAAAGTTGTCCATACTTCACCCATAGTTCGGTAAAGTCCCTCTTGACCGAGGCGGTTAATGGCGAATGGGTCTCCAGTTTCGATACCTGACTCAAAGTATTGAGTTGGCTTTGCGACACTAAAGTGTAGGTAATCAGTGTCCAAGAAGTACATACGACTGATGGTGTCAGGCTCAACGTCCTTGGATGGAATGATTGGAACACCGTTGTAAGTAGCAACGATGAAACCTGCTTCAACACCCGGTACACCCTTGACACCGTTGAAGGTAGGGGTGACACGCTTCTCTTCCATGAATCGCTGTTGCGCTTGGAGGAGTTGTTGGATTCGCATCAAAGTGTCATATCCAGTGAGGATGACCTTCGGATTTCCACCACGTACCCAAATCTTTTGGAAGATGTCGTCGAGGTGGTCGAGGGAGAGCACACGGTCTGTACCACTGTTCTCGTTGTGTTCAGCGAGGGACCAAGAGTTTGCACTTCGGTCGATGCTGTAGATGTCGTTGGTAGCAGCAGTATCACCGGTTGTGACACGGTCAAGAGACTCGTAGTCGTTGCCAGCGGCTGTTCCTTTGTCTTGGAGAAGCATCTTGTTGATTTCCTCAGCGTGGTGCTTACCCATTTCTTCCTTGAGAACACTGCGAATGTCACCGAGACCGTCATCCTTGTCGTTAAGGAAGATTGCAACTTCGCTCATGTCGAAGGTGTGTGCAATGGTCTTAGGCTTTGCAGCAATGTGCTGGAAGACAGGTTTGGTGGTTTCCGGTAGTGTACCGTTCTCCGCAATACCTCCACCTTTGGTGGTGTCAGGTCGTGCGGTTACGACACGCCATCCACTTCGGTCCCAAGGTTTCTTAGGAAGGATGGAGAATGCGTTGAATTCTTGGTTCAACTGGCTCCAAACCTTTCGTCCGTAAATTGCTTGGTATGTACCAGCAGTTGTGGACAATAGTGGTGCGTCTGCTTTCAAAAGTTCAC